GCTGCGATTAATCCGATTAGAGCCACCTTTCCCAAGGATATACCTTTTATAAAGGTGAGTATTTGACCGCCTGCAAAAGCACCTTTCAGTTTGGTTATTAATGGTATTGCTTTTGCAACAATTGATATCACAGGACCGATAGCTGCAACCACTCCAAGCATTATTACAATTACCCTTTTAAATGTTCCTGAAAGATTACTCCACCAATTGGTTAAGTTCCTAATAACTGGAATCACTTTTGCTTGAATTGTTTCTACCATCTTCTGCATCGTTGGAACTATTTCAACTCCAATTGCTACACTTAAACTCATAACACTTTGTTTTAAGTTATCTAATGAGTCGTGAAATCTTCCACTTATCTCTGCTTGTTCAGTAGTTACTACCCCTAGCTCTCTTGCTTGTTCTCGTAGGTTTTCTATCTCTTTAGAACTTGCACCTAATACTTGGTTTAACTCACTAGCAAGCTGTTCGCCAAAGAATTGATTTGCAAGTGTTGTTCTTAATGCTTGGTCTTCTACTTTTGATAAAGAACTCCTTATTAACTCGAATGCTTCATCTGTAGATATGTTTGTTAACTCGTGTAATTCTAAACCAAGTTCACTTAATACTGTTCCGTATTTTTCTCCGCCAGTTGCTACATCCCCAAGTATGGTATTTGTCTTAACTAACGCTTTGTGAAGTTGGGTACTATCAGAAGCTAACATTTTAGAAACATATTCCCATTCTTGGAATGCTTCTACTGTCATATTTACTTTTGAAGCTTCATCTGCAATAGCATCTGCTGTTTTTGTAGCTTTAACTGCAATAGCACCAAGTGCAGTGGATGCTGCGACAATTGGTGCTGTAACATATTTAGAAAATCCAGATCCTACTTTTCGTAATCTTTCAACATCAATTGAACTAATTCTTTTAATGTTTTCTTCTGTCTTTCTTAATTCATTATTTAATTTATTAATATCTGCAGTAGTATATTCAACTGACCTTCTAACTTTGTTGAATTGCTCTTCTGATATTGCACCAACGGCCAATGCTTTTTTTGATTCTTCTAATCTAGCATTTTGGACTTCAAGTCTTTTCTTGGTAGTCTCTAATATCTTATTTAACTTCGCTTGTTTCTCTCTCCATTTATCTAGGTTGGTACTATCATAACGAAGTGAATTATTAATAGCTCTTAAGTCTCTTTGTTCTTCCTTTAATTCGCTATTAATATCTTTTAATTTTTGGTCAAGATCAGATGTATCTAAACCTAATTTAATATTTAAACCTTTTATAGTTTCAGCCATATGACCTTTCCCTTTCTTCCTACAGTAAAAACAAATCTATATCTGTTTGATTTGCTCTTCTTGTTTTTCCATCACTATTTAATGTTTCTAATCTTAAATCAATTATTTCAAAGTAAGTATCTATACTGAATAACTCGCTATCTTTTAATGGAATTCCAAGTTCAGCTAGATTTAATATAATTGAAGCTGTAATGGGAGAAGCACTTATCTCTTCTCTATTGTGCTTCCCCCTTGGGCGTTTTTTGTTGTTTTGAATGCCTCTGCTATCATTTCGCTTAATTTTAATAACTCTTCTTGATTTGTTAATATTTCAAAGTCAAATTCATTCAAAAAATCATCATAACTTTGATTGGTAAAAGGTTTATGTAATATATAAAAAATCTTGAAGATTGTATCAATTACTTTTGCGAAATCATCATTCTTTTTCCCTGCTTTTTCTAATGCAGTTATATCATTAAATAATTCCGTTCCAAATGTATTCTTATATGAAATGATTGAATATAATGAAGATTTTAAGCGATATGTTTTACCACCAATTGTAATTTGTTGTTCCATTTATCTAACCTCCAATTACTGGTAATTCTGGTTTTGAAGTTAAAAACGAAGTGTAATTGTCATCACTCTTATGTGAAACTACATGAGTAATTAAATAAGCTCCAACTTGTACTGGTTCAGCAACAATCGAAAGTGAAATGCTATTTGCTTCTGCAGATTCGCCTTTTGTTTTGGTTGCTTCATTAATTGGTTGAACTGAACACTTATAAAACCATACTCTTCTTGCTTCAATATCTCCTTGGAATTCAAACCCTAAAGCAAACTTAACAGGTTTAGCATTATTAATTTCTACTAGATTTCCATTTGCTAATTTGACATATCCTAAAATATTTGTTTTGAAGTCTTCGCTTAATTCCGTTAATTTTAATGTAATGTTACGGCCAGCGTTTTGAGTTAATGTTGCAATGACAGCATCATCTGCATATATCCTTTCACTTCCCCCAATTACTTCTGAAGATAATTCTTGAGCTCCATATAATCTGATTGGTTCTCCGTAAACATCTACATCATTATTTGTTGTGATTTTTGAATAATAAACATTCGTTAATCCGAATGAAACTTTGTTTCCCATTTTTAATACCCTCCTTTAGTTATAATTTGGATTTCATAAACTCTATTTAATGAAAAATCATCGTTTTGATAACTACTTAACATTTTGTGTGGTAGTTCTTTTTCATTTAATCTTTGCTCTAATCTATGTGCTAGAGCTTCACTTCTATTTTTAGTAACTAATGTTACATGATATGTAACTTTGTAAATTGCCACTTTATTATCTGCCGATATTGGTGTTTTGGAAACCACACTCCAAACTATAAATGGCATCTTGTTATTTAGGTTTTCGTTATCGTTAATATTTTCTAGATAAAAGACATTATCAGTTACTGGTTTTAATGCTTTATAAATTGGATCATTAGAAAGTGCCATTTTTAATTATCCTTTTTAAATCTTCAAGCATTTGTGGTGTGAACTTCTCATATGCTGGAATTAAGAAAGGTCTTCCCTTAACAAACTTTCCACTTGTATGTTTAAATCCTAGTTCAATTAGGTGGACTAATTTCCCTTTGGTTTTTGAAGAAATGTAGACAATGTCTCCAATCTTTGTTTTGACAAATGAGTCTGCCAAATGATTACTTCCACCAGTTGACCTTGGTGCGTTTGCTTTAATGTATTCAAGTATCTCATCAGCTGTCTGATCTATTCTTTTATCTATCGTTAAAGCAATCTCTTCACCGTATCTTTGAACCAAGGTATTTATCCCTGTTAACATATTATCCATGCACGAAGTCCTCTTCTTCAAGTGGTGTTATTGCTAAATATAATTCTACATATTGACCTAAATCATATGTTCTTTCTACTCGGTAATAACTACCATTAATTCTTACAAATTTCTCTCCGCCATATAAGAAAGATACAACCATCAATTTTCTTTCGATTTTTAATTTTGTTTGAATGCTTGTTTCAAACTCTTGAGTGGTTAAGCTTCTTTCAATTCCAATAACTTCTTTATCTGATAACACATGATATTTTTCTTTTCTTCTATCTACTTTAATTAAACTAATTCTGATATTAGGCATCTACTCACCCCTTGATATTGCTAATTGATTTAATATTGTATAAAAACTAGGTGGCAGTTCTCTAACTGTTCCATCACTTTTAAATCCAAAGAATGTCTTACAATAAATCAATATTAAAGTAAGTGCAATCTCTGAAGAATCAACAACTTCTCTTTTTACACCTGTTGAAGAGATTAATTCCTTACATGATTCAATTAGGATATTAATCTCTCCATCAGCATAAGTTTCATTATCAGGAATAAGCAGACTTCTCTTAACTTTAATTAAGATTGAATCCGTATCCATAATTATCTATTAGTCTCTTATGGTGTTACTGCTGCACCTTTTTTAACTCTAACGAATCCTTGATAACCAACAACATTTCCACCAACGAATACTGATGCTTTATAGCAAATAATTCCTTGTTTGAATTTATAATCATTTGATTTGGCAATCTCTACTGGTGAGAATACTGCAACTTCATAATTCTTTAATGCACCATAAGCCATTGCATATGTGCCTTCAGAAGTTGCTGGGTTTGAAATTGCACCTGTGTTTGAATTGATAATATATGGAATGCCATCAATTGTTCTATTTACATAATCAATCGTGTGAACCTTTCTTCCCTCTTCAGTTCTTAATCTTGCAAATGCTCTTAAGTCATTTTTGTTTAAAATTAATACTGCTCCACCTTCAACATCTTCGCTACCACCGTATGCAAAGATAATGTCATCAAGTGTGTTTTCATCAATTTCACTAACTACTAAATCTTCTGTGTCTTGTAATGCTAAAGCATTGTTTGAAAAAATACCTGTAAAGTTGTTTGCAGAGCCATTACCCTTAAGGATTTCAAGCGATAATTTCTTCTTTAAACTTGTTGTGATATTCTTAATTACTTCTGCTTGGTAATCGACATTTGGTAACTTTTCAAGTTCTTCAGTAATTTCTGTATATGCAGTTAATTTACTCTTTGTGATTGTCACATATCCGAACTCTGGTTCTGTCTCTGCGTAGTCTTCGCCTTCTAAAGTATTACCAGCTACTCCAGCTTCTTTAACGAATGTTTTCTTATATGTTTCTCCACCATTTAAATTAACTAGATTAATATTATCTACCAGTGTACTAACTTGAGTAAACGGATATTGTGCAAGTTGTGGACTTACATGTTCTGGAAGCAAGATTTCTTCTTGTGAAACTTTTACTGCTCTTTTTTCTCTTAAGTCCTTACCACGACTTTCTAACATTTCCATTCTCATTAAACTATTAGTTTCTGGATCATTGTTTATGGGTGGAACAAATTTAGTTGCTAACAATAATTTCTTATCGATAACATTTCTTTCTTTTAATAACTCATCTAACTCTTTTTCAAGTTCGCTTAATTCTTCTAGTTCGATATTTTCTTCATCGACTTCTCTTTTGATAGTGTTGATTCTTAAATCAATTTCTTTTTTTCTTACATTTAAATTCATGTTTACAGTTCTCCTTTTATTTTTATTTTCTTTCTTATGATTTGTTTTTGTTTCTCGATTCTTTCATTCTCCAATGCTTTAGTCTCACTATCCAGCAATTCTAAACTTCGAGCATAAACACTTGTTCCCTCATAAGCAGGAACATCAACAATTGATACATCATATAATCTGTCTATCTTTAAAATTGTCCTGTATGGTATTTCCCCAGACCTATCCCAAGTCTGTTCCTTTACCGTAAATGCAAAACTCATCTTCTCCAAGAGTCCGTTTTGCACCATTTTATAGATATCTCGATTTGATTGTGTATCGATTAATGTTGCTTTTATTTTTAAACCCACTTCATCTATTTCTAGTTCAAGTGATTTATTTCTTGTTCTTGCTAATACTAAAAAGTTATCTTGATGATTATATTTAAGCGGAACATCTTTCATGTTCGCCTCATCTAAAGCTGTTGGAACTATGATTTCTTTAAATCCATGTTCTTCAGTTCCAATTAATGCTTCTTCATTAAACTTTACTGCATAACCTTCGATTAACATTACATTGTCTTCCTCAGAAGTTCTTATTTCACTAATTCTTGTTTCTTTAACTATNTTCATTTTCTTCTTCCTTTCCTAACTGATATTCATCTGCGTGATCTACACTCACGAAGTTTAAACTTTGAATTCTTCTATTTCCATCTTCTATTGGTGGATATCCTAATACTCCTCTTGATTCGTTTATTGAAAAGATTCCTAATCCCATTAACTTTTCAATAGCTGTAATCTTGCTTGTCCAAGAAGCGTAGTTTAATCTTTCTCCGTAAAACATTATCTTTTCTCCATCAAGTAATTGATTTTTTGAAAGCAATGCTTTACTAAATGCGTTTGATAAAAATATTGTTATTGGTTCAAGTGTGTTTTCATAAAACGAATTGTAATCATCTTCGTTGTAAGTTGAATTTAATATTGCTTCACTTACTCCAAAATAATTTAGAATTTTACTTTGTATAAATGTGAGTGTCTCACTATCAATAATCTTTGGATCTATTGGAAGCGGGACATAGTCCGCTTTCATATCAACTGGGATGATGCTTGAACCACTTTTATCTTTGTTTGTTCTTAACGCTTCATCAAATAATTCTTTTTGCTTTTGCTTATCTTTTTCTGATAGCATCGCATTCATTTTAAGTAAACCTTTAATTTGGAAACTTGAACTTAATGCATTTTCTAATCCTGTTAACAAGTTCTCGTTCATCTGTATACTTTTAATTAATTGTTTGTGGCTTGATACTGCACCATCTCCACCAAAGATTTCGTGCTTTTTATATAATCTTTTTAAGTGAATAAATGATTCATATGGTAATGTATACTGACTTGTTCTAAAATCCATTTCTAAATATATTGATTCACTTAAATCTGTTTTTATTTCTACTCT